AAGTTTTTCATGCGCTTGAGCAGCAGCTTCTGCAGCGGCTTTTGATTTCTCAATAGCGCTTTGCTCGTCTTGTAAAGCGTAGATTCTCTCTTGTAGAGCACGATTAGTAGGATCAAGTGCAGCTAATTCTTTATCTCTTTCTCTAGCAACAGCTAAAACTTCTTGGCCTGTTAGCCTTAGAATTTCATTCTCTCTAGCAAAGGAATCTTCTACAACCTGAGCAGCTTCTGATGTAATATCAGTTATTTGTTTGAACGTAGGTGCCAGATTCACAAGAACAGCAAACAGTTCGCGCCCCGAATCAGTAGTACGGTCTTGCGACTCGACTAACTTACGGTACGCTTCATTACTGCTTGGTAAAGTCAGATTATATTTTGCAAGAACATCAGTAGCTTGTTTTACTAGATTATTTCTCTTTTCCTCTTGTGAGTAAAAATTGTCATAATAGAAACTAATTGCTGTTGTGAATTTTTCCAATCCACCAAAAACATCAATCAGTTTACTAGCCATGTCTGCTCCAGCAAGACTGGATTCGTACAAAGTGTACCCTAAAATATCGAATGCATTGTTTGCCGTCGAAAGGCTAGTAGCAAGACGAGTCAAAGTATCAATAGCCTTTTCACCTTCTCTAGCATACTCGGATGCTACATAAGTAGATGCAGTGATGGTTTTTTCTACAGTGCTTGTAGTAGTTTCCCACGTACCAATTACTTGCTCTGCAAGTTCATTATTAGCTGTAGCAAGGGCTTCTTGAAGTTTTGCTTGAATCTCATCATCTTTTAGCCCTTGTAAACTTACCTTCATTGAAGTAGTAAACCCAGCAATCTTGTCTGTGGACAACCCAAGAGTAGTAGCAAAAGTACCAACCTGTACCTGCATTGTCTTAAATGCAGTAGAAAGCATTTTAGTAACACCTGAATCTAGTTCAGATGTTCTAGTCTTATCAGAACGGAACCAACCACCCTCGTAAAACTTATACGCCTCCCCTTTGAACCCTTCTTCTCCACCAAAAGTCCCTTGAATACCGGTATCTTTAAGTTTACGTCCAAACGCCCTGTTGACAAGTCCACCGACAATACCAGCAATCGGCCCAAGGAAGGCACTAGAAATCCCTGAGAGAATATTAACAGTATTACCACCTGTAGTATACCCGCCAGAGATTGCACTACTAATACCATATCCCGCAAGCCCAGAACCAAGCATACCTGCGGCTGAACCAAGGGTAGTGCCCATGTTCGTAAGAGCGGGCGGCCCCATGCCATCAGCAGCCATTGAAGATAAGCCAAGAGATTGACCTGTGGAACTCATAGCAAAGCTAGCAAATGAGTTAGAGATACTACTAGACAGTCCACCAGTCAAGGCACTAAACCCATTGGAAATAGCCCCTAGAATGCTGCCCCCACCACCTCCAGCAGATGCACCTGCACCGCCAAAGACGCTACCAACTACGTTTCCTAATAAAGTATTAACCACTGCATCAACAACAATAGTAACCTTCTGGCGAAGAGTGTTGACTAGAACATCACGAAGTTTCTTAGAGCCAGCTTTACCACCTTCAAAGAGTGCAGTAACGATACTATCGGAAATACCAGATTTGATTGCATCAATTTCTCGTTGCATATCCTCTGCGTATTGCACAGATACTTCGCGGTTGATAACCTTGTGCTGTTCTGCTGCATCTTTACGTGCTTGAATTTCGGCATCAATTAAAGATTGGTAGTCTGATTCAGGTAAACCTTTTTTCTTAGCTTTAGCAATTTCTTCTTCAATTTCACGAAGTTTTCTTGCAAGTTTAATATCAACTTCACGTATTTTATTTGCACGTTGATATTCAATCGTAATTGCTTTCTGTTCTTCAGCGGTTCTACCAAGCAAGGATAGTCTATGATCTAAAGATTGATTTTCTTGCAAAACAGATGCTTGAGATGCTAGGCTATCTTCTTGAAACTTTCTAGAAGCTGTGTTAACATCCTCTAGAGCCTTTTCGTAAGCCTTCCATGCTGGAGTAGATTTGAATACAGCACGAGTAAGTTCTTCAATTTCTTCCCTAGACCAACCCGCAACTTTAGCGAACTCCTCAAGTTTTTGCATATCTGCGTAGTATTGCTTACCAATACCTTCAGATTTACCCAGAAGTTTAAGACGATGTTCTTCAGCTTTTGCTAACTTTTCAGTCATTGCTGTTTGTCGTTCTGCTGCAATAGCAGCATCATACTTAGCGATAACATCTGCTTGCTGAGTTGCAGTCAGTTTTGCAAAACGAGGATCGGCTTTTACTTCAAGAAGTTTTTGCTCTGATTTTGTAAGTTCTTGTGTTGCGGTATTAGCAGCGATTGTATTGTTCGTTGCTTCACGCATCAGGGCCGCGTAGTAGTTTTCAGATGGGTCTTTTTTAGTTTTTTCTTCTCCGAGAATAATCTTCTTCCAACCTGCAAGAGCTTTATCTGCTTCAATCTGACTTACAGTTCCTGCAAGCACAGCCTGTTGCATTTCAATCTCTTTAGCCTTATACTTATCAGATTTACTAATACTTTTATCTAGGGCTTGATCATTTTCTTTACGCCACTTAGCGTACTCAGAGTTCTGCTCTTTGTTCTGATTGAAGAATTTAGTTTCTTGTTTAGAACGATTCAGCAAAGATGCCGTAAATTCGTCTTGTGCTTGTCGGGCTGCAGCAGCATCAACTTTCATCTGTCTACCAATTTCGGCAGCTTGAGCAAAGTTACCAGAAAGTACAGCACCGATTTGAGCACCGATACCTCCAATTTCTTTACCAACTCCTTTGATAGTAAACCAGACTTCAGATACAGTTACAGCCACCGCTTCCCAAACTGTACGCAGAGCACCGACAACAGCGTTTGATGTTGTAAGGTCATAAATCTCTTGCTTGACCCGACCGATTGCAGACTTGATATCATTCCAAAGAGATTCAATTGGCGACCAATTATCTCTAATTTCAGAGGCAACTTGAGCATGAGCAGACGCCAAAGCAAAAGTAGCAACTCGTGCAGCTTCGGTCTTATCTCCTTGTTGTTCCAGAGAGTAAACATAGTCAAGAGTTGCCTTGTCCACTAAACCTGTTTTTTGGGCAATGTCCGTAAGAGCCTTTGCAGGGTCTTCTTGCAACTTAGCGTATTGTTTTGCTGTTTCTTCAATACTGATACCTGCGGTCTTCTCAAGATCAATTGCGGCCTTGGTAATAAGTTCAAGAGATTCCTTCCCGATGTTTCCTGCTTTTGCGATTTCAGTAATTGCAGCAACTGCTTTAAGTGTACCTACTCCAAGAGAAGCCATTCCTTCTGCGGCAGCTACAGCTTCTGTTTTAGAGATGCCAAGAGCACCACCAGAAGTAGCGAGAGCGTTGGTCAATTCAGCCTCTGCTTGAATAATCTTCTTGTATTCAAGACCAAGCAGAATCATCCCCGCAATCAAGGCTGCTATACCAGTAGCAGCAACAGTCGATGCAACAGCACCAATTCTTTGCAACGAGGCTATGTACTTGAAGTTTTCTTCCCCGCCCGATACAATTGCTCTTTTAGCAATCTCCATTGCAGTAGAAATACCAGTGACTTTCCCAATAAAATTAACTACACCTGCACCTGCTTCTTGGAACAACCCAAAAGCAAACTGCCCCAACCCCTGCGCCACTGTAGCCATCACAGGAATCATACTTGAGAAGGCATCACGAAGGGCTTTACCAAAGTTCTGCGCTTCCACGCCTGATAATCTCAGCAAATCAGCGATCTGCCCACCTTGCTGCAAAAGAACAGTCAGGGGCGCTTGTCCTGAATACAGAGAAACACCAATATCAGTCAATTGTGGACTTAGAGCACGAGCTAAATGTTGCTCTCTGCGTTTCTGTTCAAGAGCATTAACTTGTGTAAGTTGTGCTTTATACGCTGCAAGTTTTGCTGTAGCAACATCTTGAGATACGCCGGATTTACGTAGTGCAGTTTCATACTTTACAAGCGAGTCGGTTCCTGCCTTATCCAAAGCAGCATTAGATGTAATCAACGCAGCAGACATCTAAGCATCTGCTTGGGCAAGGTAATTTGTAGCGAT